CTCTATCGTGTCTACACCATAGCATAGATGTTCTTTAACGGCGTCTCTATTCTTATTAATTCTTTTTTTGATAACTTCTACTGAGTATGGATCAAGCATGACGTTCTAGCATTATCTTGTTTTCTCCGGCTTCTTTTGTTTTAAAATCAAAATAAGTTAAAGTAAAAGCAATTTGGTCCATTTCATATTTAGGATAATCATCAAATACAAACCTTGTTCCTTTTACAGATCTATTAGCAAAAAATATAGCTTGAGTTAATACATCTTTAGTCATATGAGGACCATCAAAATGAACAAAATGATAAGGTTGAGTCCAATAAAATTCATACATAAATTGAACATCTGTCATGTTTTTAAAGTCAAATTCTTTGTAGTCTTTAAAATCTTTAACCATCTGCTGCCTCATTTCTTCTGTGTAATCACATGTATAGGCAGGAGTATGGTCGTAATGTTGATATTTAAGATTATTATAGGGATCTATTCCAATATGCTTATATTCTTTTCCTTCTAGACGTTCTTTAAAACAATCCATTATTATTTTAGAACCAAGTCCTTCACGAACCCCTATTTCACAAGTTAATATTCTATGGGAAGTATCAAAAAGAGGAGCTGTTTCACACCAATCTCGTAATAGATTGTATTCAGTACTATCGCCTTTAATCATAAATTAAAGCTTTATAATACTAATCTTAAGTTCTGTCTACTTCTTTCCGTTACGGAAGATCTGAGTTCCCTTAATGCCAAAAATACTCGCGCAGACAAGAATCCATAAATTTGTAAACCAGGTCGGCAGTGCTTGGAAATGCTCGAAGAAAGTCTTAATTTTCTCCATAGCGGCCGGATCGTCCGACCAGACCCCCCAAGCGAGCACCAAAATTGGCAACGTGAGAATCGCAAGGACCACCTCGTCCTTGTAGTCGTTTTGACGGGCTTCTAAAAGTTTGCCCTGGTAAGCTTCCTCGCCTCGGGCCATCTTAGCTGCGTGCATGTGTTGTGCATCAGCCATAGCCATCTTTGTCTCTTGACGCTTTTTGTAGATATGAGTACCTGCGTTTAATGCAAGTTTAATTGCTGAAAACCACATTATTTAACTCCTTTAAATTTTGTTCCTCTAATAGCACATCCGCCACCTCGTGAAAACAACACCGGTGGTACTTGTGGATTAGGTCCTCTTTTTGGTGGTGGTCCTTTTCGAACTCCTCCTCCTGTGTCATAACCTTTACCTGTTATATAATCACTACCTTCTGGATAAAGTTTCCAAGTAGATGTTGATGTAGTAGATGCGGGAGTTACGGCAGGAGTAGATGTTGCTTGTGGTGGACAAGGGGGCATAGTTCCATCTGGACATCTTTGCCCAGATCCATCTCCTCCGGTATCTGGTTTATCTTGAAAAGGTCCATAACCTGCTTCTTTTAAATAATCTTTTCCTGTCTTACTCATGACATCAAGTGTTGAACCAGTGCTCTTTATACCGTGATGTGATTTAGTATTATATAAACCTTGATTCGACATAGCATACTCTCTGTATAAACCTTCGTCTCGTGCAAACTTTTCTCTCTTTTTCTGATTGTAGTCATCACCCCAGTTTTTTACTCCTTGCCAAACATGGTAAGCAATACTTGGAACGAATCTTGGCTTATCTGTTTTAGTAGTTGTACCGTCACCACTTGTAGTAGTTTTAGTTTTAGTAGTTGTAGTATTACCATTACCACCATGTACTTCCTGATGACTTCTACCAACAACTTTTCCTGATTCATCTATTGAACCGACCCCTGCTTTATAGGCTGTAGTTCTGTTTGGCCCAGCGTCTGTTCTTCCTCTTTTACCCATTATTTTTTCTTACCTCGTTCTTTCGTTCTACGATCTTCAGCAGTACGCTTCATTTTTTCAACTTGTAATTTAGCTTCTGCTATATCTCGTGTTTGCTGAAGTTTTTCTTCAGCTATTCTAATTCTTTCTCCAGCTTGATCTTCAACACTTTCTAACTTCATTTTTTGAATATCAATGTTTTCATCAAACTGTTCTTCTTTCATTTCAAGATCAGCACCTTTCTCTGTTACTTTACGCTGCATATCCATAGCTTTCAAGTCTAACTCTCTTTGTTTCAAAGCAACTAATGGATCTTGCTGTTTTGTTAATTGTTCTGTTTTTACTAATTCTTCGGTAATTTGTGCTACTCTTTGTGCAATCATTCCTTCAATTCTAATTTGTGCTCCTTCAGGATCTGATTTCATCAGTTCTTGTAATTGAGGATCATCTTGAAGTTGAGCTCCCACTTCTCCTTGAGCTTTTAAACTAATGTGATGAGAAATATGACTTTGTAAATTAGCATAAACCATTGGATTTATTTGAACCATTCGTGATTGCATAAAAGCTGCGTGTGTTGCAATGTGTGCGTCTTGATCCTGTTGAGGAAATGCGTGAGGCAGTTGCATTTTTAAAGCTTCAGCATTTTCAATTGCAGGGTCTTTAGGCACAATTGGCGGTTCTGGTTTTAAAATTTTATCAATTTCTCTAGTTCCTAAAGCTTCATATAGTCTTCTATACGACTCTCTAAGGTTGTGCATACCTGGATTAGACATAGCAATCTTTAATTGCTCGTTTGCAAGAGTAACTCTTTGAGTTAAACTATAAATATTTGGATCTGCAACTGGAATTACATCTACTCTTTCATCAAAATCTTGTGTTTTAACCATTCTATCTGCACCATAAACTGCATATGGATAAACAGGAGGTAAGTAAGTACCAAAAATAGATGCTAAAAGTTTAAATTCTTGTCTCATTGCGTTGTAACAACGTTTATGAATAGCTGTCATGACTCTTGAGCCACGTTCTAAGAGTGCCATTGTAGTTCCCACTGCTCTATTTTGAGAATCTTGCCCAACTGACATGTCAGTAATAGCTGCAAATCGTTGTCCCGCACCTACAACAAATCCTAAAAGTTGAAAAAGTGTTGCTGAAGGTTCTTTAAAAGGTAAAATTTGAAATTGATCCTTAATATTTCCACCTGGAGCGTCTACATCTCTAAATTCTCCAGGTGCAAATGGTTGATCATCGTCTCTAATTCGAATTCCTCTAGATTTAAACCCTGCTGGAAGGTTACTTAGGGTTCCTGCGTCTAATAATTGTCTTAAAGCTTGAGTTGCAGTTCTAGATAATCCACCAATCATGTGAATTAATCCAAAACCATAAAATCCTAAGCCTGGACAAAATTTATAATGATTAAAATATTCAATTCTGTTGTGTAAGGGATCATCTGGCTTATAATTTCTGTAAATTGATAAGACTTCAGCTGATCCCTCGTCTATTGTAACTATATAAGGAATTTTAACTTGCTTTTCTGCATTTTGCATTTCAAATTCTTCTAAATTTAAATCAACATGCATTTCTAAAATATTAAAATTAGTTGGTCGATCCGCAGTTGGCGTAATACCTTCTAATTCATCATATTTTTTTTGAATTTCGTCTTGTTTAGGTTGTGCCGGTTTAAGTTCAATGTCTCTATAGAAACCTGCTTTTTGTCTTTTAATAATATCGTTCTCACTCATTCTAACTATGTGAGAAATTCTTTCACAACTTAATAAATCTGTTGCAAAGTAAGGAACAACTAAATCTTCGGCTGGAACAAATTTTGCTACAGCTCTTTCCATTACTTCATCATAATAAATTTTTTTAAAAGCAGAGCCTGCTAGTGGAAGATAAAATAAAAGTTGGTCCATCTCTGGAGTGTACTCTTCCATTTTTTCTGTAAGCATATAGTTCATGAAGTCTTGAACTCTATTTGCTTGTCTTTGTATCTCTTGAGTTTCTTCTCCTACAATCTTACATCTGACTGGACCATCAGATGGAAGAAGTTCTTTGAAAGCTTGTGCTTGAAATTGCGTGACTGCTTCTGCAAGTAATGGGTGAGTAACATTCGCAGACCCTCTAAATGGTCGAGTCATTTCAGTAAATTTAAATCCTAAAAGATCTAAACCGTTTTTATAAGTTGTCTCCCAATCTTTTCTACTGACTTTGTCTTTTTTATATTCGGTGATAAGTGTATTGGCCATTCGCTGAAGAGTACGGACATCCATATCTTCCGCAAGATTAGCGTAGAAGTTGTCAGGGTTTTCGTCTGTCTCATCCCCCATTTCAACCGGCTCATCGCTCGGTCTTTCAACTTCTACAGCAATCTCTTCTTCACTCGTTGGGTCTTCATCCTCAACGATCGGATTTTGTCTCTCCACATCGGCCATAATTACCAAGTTCTAGTTTTAAGCGTACCATTCAATTTAGTATGAACGTCAACTGAACCACCTTGCATAACGTAAGGGTTATCAGGATTGGAGCCTCTAGTTCTGACCATTGTACCTCGATTAGCTTTTTTGACTTTCCAATCTTTTCCTCTTTTACCCCAGTCGCCATAAGACTCATCTCTTGCAACTTTCTTAGCATGTTTACTTTTTTTCTTGCCAAGTCTCATTCCAATAGATTCATCTTCTCTAGCATAATAACCTTGTTTTGCGTGAATCATTTTTCCAGATTTAGCTGCATCCATTCCAGCCATGATTTCGTGAGTCGTACCTTTCACAGCTGCACCTGTTCCTCTAG